CGTCCGCCAAGCCGGTCGGGCGGATCACGTCATTAAGGCGGAACCCTTCGGCGATCCAGTCCCCGGCGGCGGCCACGATGGTGCTCGTCGTGGTCGTGACGGAAGTCATATCGGCCTGAGTGACCGAAACGCCCGCCGCCCACGGCGCGCGCAGCAGCGAAGCAAGGAACTCTTGGAAGGTGCCGAGGCTCAATTCGCCGTTGATCGGCCCCTGGACGTTGTGCGAACCCAGGCGATCATCGAAGGTCTGTTGGTCAGACCGGATTTCCTGCGATTCGATTTCAGGGCGGCTGAAGTTGAGGGTTTCCGTGACGCGACGCAGACGTTTTGCGCCGGTCTGCCCCGGAAGCTCGTTTAGATTGGTTTCCTTTTTATAGGAAAAGCGCTTGAAAACGCCTGTTGCGATGCCAGAACCGGCCATAGCTGGATTCCTTCATGGGGGAGTTGACTGCCGTGGCCCTGCCACTGGCGGATTTGTACCGCCGTCACGCCCCCAGGGCGTCGCTGGCAAGCACTTTACATTCGTTCAAAGCGGAATGCCACACGCCTTTTGCTTCGTCGGTGGCGATTGCAAAGTTCGCGATGCGCTTCAGCGCGTCCTGCTGTTTGCGAGCTAAAATCACCGCGCCTTCATACGCAGAGTGCTGCTCAGCAGTCCAAGTGTGGCCGTGATCGGCAAGAGCGTCGTCGAGAATATCAAGCGCGCGGATTATCGCGTTTGTTTCTTCCTCGGCGGCCTGTGCGACGGGTTCCGCTTGAATAACTTCATCGCTCGTGGCGGCTGCTGGGGCCGGTGTCGTGCTGGTCTTGCGCATGGGTCGCCTCAGTTCGTGTTGAGCATGAAAGGGATGTGGACGGGCAGGGAGTACCAATCGCTATCGCTGGTCGCTGGGCGCACGTAGGGCTGATAGATCACCACCGCCGCGCGTTGCGACATGATGACCTGTCCGCGATAGAAGTGTCCCTGTATGCTCCGCACCCGGTCGCCGATCAAAGCCGTGGCGCGCGCTTCAGCGGCCTTAGCGCCGCCCGCCTGATTGGCCGGATAATTCAGCGTGATATGCAGATAGCCGGTCCATTGCTCGGGCGCGTCCGCCACCACGCCCATAGCGCGGGTCTCGGAAGTCATGAGAACCGCTCGCTGCCAAGCCGTTCCTGCCACGGGCTTGAATGCGACGTTCTCCCATTGCGTCGGGAGTTTGGGTTCGAGCGCGTCTAAACGGCCTTCAAGCGCGGCGCGGATCAGGGGCAGGCTCATCGCACGCTCCCTGCCGCAGACTCGACAACTCCGGGGAACTCCCGAAGTGTCGTGTAAACCATCCCGACAGGGGCTTGCTGCGAATAACCGTCTTCCAGCCGCAGGATGTACGGGAGCGTGTTCGTGAGGAAGATGATCTTCCCGGCTGTCATTTGGCCGTTCACAACGCTAGACATCTCAGCAATCGTCGCGCTGCCGCTGGGATCGACCGGGCGGTTAGATGCCGCAGCAGGCTCGCCAATGGACGGTGCCCAATTGCCGCGCGCGCGACCACTCAACACCGGCGTTTTCATGATGACGCGGTGGAAAATGTCGAAGGTGATCTTCTTAATCACCAGATCGACATTGCCGTTGGCCTTGGCGACAAAGCGCGAGATGTCGAGGGCAAAGGTTCCCATCATTCAACCCCGTGTTGCTTCGCGCGCAGTTCGTCCAACTGCTTTTGCAGCAGCGCGACTTCCGCCGTTAGCGAGGTTGACTTGGCGTCCGAGGCCGCCGAGGCCATTAGAGCCTTGTTGCGCTCGTCCGCAAAGCGATCCGCACGTTCTTTCAATTCCTTGTTCTCGGCCCGCCCCTCGGCGAGTTGCTTGAACAGATCGGATCGAAACTGCGCTTCGGCCTCGTTGCGCCCGTCTTCCGTTCGCATCTTCTTGAGGTACTGGATAAGCGCAAGCGCCATGCCGCCGACCATCACGCCGGAGGTCAGGTACTCTGGCCCCAGGAATTGTTTCAGAGCGGCAAACCATTCCATTCTGGATCATCGCTCCAAGGTCCGAGTAACGGCCCAGAATGAGCCAAAAGCCAAAACGCCGCATAGCACGGCGAAGAAGAGCGCAGGCGGAACCTCAAGGATCGAGATCGAGCACATGTAGCTCCACCAAGCCATGCTGGCGAACCAAGTCACAAGCCGAAGGGCGACAAGTCGGTTCTGCTCATACAGCGCAAGAAGCAATTGCGAACCAGCAAGAATAGCAAGGAACCACTGCCACACGTTCGCGGGAGCAACCTCGGACAAATAGCCCGATAGACTCTTGGCCGCTGTCGTATCGGCGTGGAAGAGCAGCATTGCCCATCCGAATGCGATCAGGCCGTACATGACCTCTGCTGATTTCGTCTCGGTTCGCAGCCACAGCACGCGAAGGTCATCAGCGATGATTTCTGCCAGCAGGACCGCATAAGCTCGCGCGCCGATGCGGCGGAACAGTTTGATGCTCGGGATCATCGTGCCACCACCGTATAAAGCGCGCCCAATTGCGCGGCGTTGTCCACGAATATGATTGTGCGGATGGGCTGGTCCGCCGCGCTCGTGCCGTCCTGGCGGCGCAGCAGCTTCACCTTGTCGCCCTCTTGAGGCGGAAACTTGGCGTCAGCGATCAGCAGCTTTTCATCCGTTGGGCGAAGTTCGAGGCCCATGATGCGCGTGTCGTTGGTATCTGCCTTGGTGTCGAAAGCGACGCGGCAATTGCCCTGCTCTTCCTCGGCCTGCTCAACGATTTCGATTTCGCCGGGCACATAGGTTTGATCTTCGCGGATCAAACGCCCGACGAATACCGCGTTCCCGAAGGCATTGAAGATGCTGGTTGCGGCAGCGGCGAAGCTCTCACGAATGCCCATTAGACCCTCCGCAATGGAACGGAGAAGCCGAGCGGCGGCAAGATGACCGATAAAATCGCTCTGACGAAGGGATAGGTCTTGCCCTTAGCGATCAAGCTGGTCTCGTATTCCAGTTCGAGCGAACCGGCCTTCTGTCGCTTGACCACCTGCGCCGGGTCAACCGCCGGAGCCAGCGCGCCCGTGATTGCCTGCGCCGCAAGCTCGCAGGTCGCGGCCATAACACAGGCTGGGATGCCAGTAAGCGCCCGTCCATCACGGTCCAGAGCATCCGCGCGCGGCCAGGAAAGCCCCTGGGTTTGCTTCAGGATCGTCCCAGGCCAGCGCCCCGAATAGGTGCCGTCGATATAGGCCGTCGCTTCAAGCAATGCGGCTTGCTTGGCGGCAATCGGCTTTGCATCCCACGCGACATTGTTCCGGTCGCGCAGATAGGTGTCAGCCGCTTCCAGGCTTGCATAGCTATTCGCGCCAGTGACGCCGGTTCCATCTTCCGGGGTGAATGCCATGCCTCACCTCGCCACAATCGTGATTTCGGCGGTCTGGTCGTACTTCCGGCCCGCCGCCGTGTTAACGCGATTGGTGATCGAGTAGGTCGCGCCCGTCGTCCCGCCGGATAGCCAAAACTGAGTCTTGGCGAGATCGGCGTTGACGCTCGAATGCTCCACGCGCAAAGACCCGTCTCCCCCATTCACGGAGAAGACGCTGCCTACGATGCGGTCGCCGTCCAGGCGCTCGGTCCAGTCGAACGCATAGTCGAGAACATCATCAGGGTCTTTGCTGGGGAGAACGAGCGCTGCCATGATCGAACCCCTTTAGGCCGGAAGCCGCTCGAACTTGAACAGGCCGGTCGGCGGCCACTGCACTTGGAACGTGGACGAGGTGGACGAAACGCCGGTGGCGTTGTTCTGCTCCAAGTCCATGTACCCGAGAAGCGCCTTGCTGGCGTGGGTGTCGTCATAGATCACGATGTACTTGGCCGTGATCGTGACCGCCGATCCGAAGTTCACGTCATCGGCGTCGAACACGATGGTTCCAGCCGAACGGGTCAGCGTCTTGCCGGTGATCGTCACCTGCGAATACCCACCGCCGCTGACTTCGTTGGTAACGTCGGACAGATCGTCGTGGGTATCGACCACAGGCGCATAGCTGCTAGTAGCCAGCATCGCCTTGAAGGTGTGGCCGTTGAGGTCGATTTCCCCAGCCATGATTCGCTCGATAGCCGCGCCATAGAGCGTGAAATTCCCGGCAGCCATGCCAGTTCTCCCCTAAGCTGCCGGAACCGCGACAGTGCGGCTTTCCGGCGTTTCTGTTTCGAGAGTGGCAACGCGCCAAGCGCTGTTGCCCCGATAACCTACAGCGCCGCTGCGCCCGGTGATGACCTGACCGCCGACGGCAGCGCCCGCGTTACCGGCATAGCCCACGCGCGTCGTGCCTTGGGCTTTCACCACGGCCCGATTGTCGTACAGACCGGCGTAGCCATAGAGGATAACGGTGCCAGTGCCGCCGAGGACGATCATCGCGCCACCACGCGCAGCAGACCGCGCACCATGATAATTTCTCCGCTGGAAAGCGTCAGCGTGGCGACCAGCGTATGACGTGCGCCAGCGGTGCCGCCAGAGATGCGACGGCGAACAACCGCCCCATCAATCTCGGGGGTGGCCGCAGCGGCGGTGATGCCTGTCAGTGCGTTCCAAGTCACTGCCGTGATTTCAGCGCCGGGCTCAACGCGGCTGATTTCCGCGCTGGCGTCGATATGATAATCAATCGTGGTGCCCAGGATGTGATCGGTCGCAGTCGTCGCGTTCAATGGGACTGACATGCTCGCCCCCTATTCCGTGCCGCGCGCTTCGATCAGCGCTTTGAGCTGTTCAACCAATTCCGCCTTGTTCAGCGTCATGTCGAGTTCGGCACCGAAGTTTTCCAGAGCGAACTTGCCCAGCGCGCCCTTAGTCATCTTGGCGATGTCCGGGGCATCGTCATGGTCGCCGCTTTCGCCGTCTTCATCGCTGCCCTGCGAGTCGGTCTGCTCTCCCGTGCCTGACTGTTCGGAATGCCCGGCGCGCTCGTTAAGCGTGTCGCCGTTTGACAGGCCCAGGACAGCGCCGAGGCGGCGATAGAGGGCAATGCGATATTCAGCGCGCTTGTCATCGCTGGTGGCGACCCATTGGTCGTTCGTCAGACCGGCGGCGTGCATCACGGCATAGTCGAGGCTGTTTGCTTCGGCCTGAGCCGCTTCCTGCGCCCACACCTGCTTCTGCCGTCGCATCACTTCGTCAAAGGTAAGAGGTTCAGACATGTTCCACTCCGACAGAAGGAAGAGAGGGCTGGCGGCTTTTACACCACCAGCCCCAAAGGGTTAGGCGACGGTCGCGTCGGTGCTCAGGTTCGTCCAGCGCTGACCGTTCCACTCAACGAGCAGGAACTTGTTGGCCGCGCTGAAAGTTACCGAGGCGCAATCGGTGGTGCCGTTGGCCTGCTTCCACGTCACGCCAGCAGCCGGGGTGAGCACGAGGCTCTGACCGCCAGCGCCAAGCGCCGCCAGGGTCACAACTTTGCGCTGGCCTGGGAACAGACCGGCGGGCAGCTTCGCAACGCTGGTCGTGGCCGCCGTGGTGGGGCGGGTCTGATAGGTGGAAACGTCGATGTCTTGCGTGGTGGCGTTGACGATGATTTCGTCGTAACCGGCAAGCTGCTTGACGGCGGTGGTAATCGCCGTGTTCTGGAAGGAGGTCGCGTTATCGACCAGAGAAGTCTTGGAAACGAGCGGCATAATCTTGGTCCTCTTGGATTGGGGTATGCGGAAAGGGCGGCTCGCGCCGCCCCGCCGTCATCAGCCGTTGGTGCGGAGGAACGCCATTGCGACGTTCTTGCGATCGACCACACGGCTCCAAAGATTGGCAGCACGCAGTTCGGCAAGCGAAGGTCCGCCATCGCTGACCACCACGCTTGCATCAGCGGCAAAGCCGAACGGATGCAGCAAGAACGTGCGACGCTCAAAGAGCGTGTCCTGACCGGCACCGTTACCCGAAGACGGGTCGCGGAAGGTTTCAACCGGCACAAGCGGAGCGCCGTTGCCATAAGCGAAGACGCCCGGTCCATAGAGGATCGTGGTGTAAACCTGATTCGAGCCGACCGTTTCGACCGGCATGCCATCGTCCAGCAGGACAACCTTGCCCTGGTAGGTCGGAATGATCGGCGAGAGTTCGGACGGCTGGATGAACTGGATCAGGTTCTGTTCGAGGGCGCGGCCATAAACAACCGAGTGCATGGCAATGGCCGACACGCCGCCCATCTGGTCGCCCAGCGTGGTCATGGTGCGGATTGCTGCCACGCCGCCGAACTTATTGGCGTCGCCGGGCGCACCAGGGGTCGTAATGTCGTACACCATGTCGCCCGCGTTCGAGGCAACGTTGTCGTAATAGATGCCCAGGCACGCGGCGATGAGGCGGCGCTGGAACTGACGGCCCCAGTAACGGTTGGTCGCTTCCGAAATCGCCATCATCGGGTCTGACCCGGCAAGCTGGCCGGTCAGGTCCATCGTGGACCACGAGTTGTTCAGATAGGCCACAAGACCGATCTGCTTGCCGGTGCCGATCTTGCCCGGCGTGGACTTCTTCGACGGATCATCGCTGCCAAGGTTGGGCTCGGCATTCGAGTCCAAATCCTTCCAGAACGGAATCTGGACAACGCCCGAAGCGCCGCTGGCGAGGGAGGTGAGCAGCGGATTTTCCGCCACGATGCCAGACTGCCAAAAAGCGACAAGCTCCGGCGACTGGATGTTCATGTAGTTCTGATAAATCTCAGGAACGATCACATCAGAAAGGCGAGTCGTAGTCATGATTGTGCTCCACTAGGGGGTCGGTTGTTGAGTGCTGCCAGACCCCCCAGGGATCAGGCTGGTATTGGTGGCGGGCCGCCCTGCGGCCTGCGGGTTAGATTTTTACGCCGTGCTCAGCGGCGAGACGCCGTGCGTGATCAGGGTTCGCGCGGAACATCTGACCTTGCACGGTTGCGTTGAAGGTTTCCTTAGCCCAAGGATTCGGTCCGGTATGGCCGCTCTTGCTGCCGCCGCTCGCGCTGCTGCCCTTGGACGGCAAGAAAGCGTCCTTCATCTTGTCGCGGAAGGTGTCGAACAGTTCCGAGACCGACATCTTCTTGGCGCTGTTGTTGGGGCTGTAGGCGCGGAGACCGTCTTCGCCGATCACTTCCCAATCTTCAACGCCGTTTTCCTCGGCCAGCTTCACGCGGTTCCGAACCAGGGCCGTCAGCGCGGCCTTGTATTCCGGCCTCACACCAGCTTCGTCGGCACCGAGATTGAGTTGCTGATCGGTCTTGTAGCCGATCAAGTTCTGGATGGCCTGATTGCGTTCGGTCTCGACTTCCTGCACACGCTTTTCCAGGGCGGAAATTTGCTGCGAGTGCTTCTCGCGCATACCCTGAGTGCGGCGCTCCAGCCAGAGATCGTGCTTGCCGTCTTTGACGAGCTTCATTTCCTCGTCCTGAGCGGCCTTTTCCTGCAATTCCTTCTGCCGCTTGATGCCTTCTTCCCCGCCGAAGAGGTTCAGAATTTCGTCAAGCTGGTCGCGGACCTTCTTCTTTTCGCCAAGAAGTTCCGTGTTGTTGTTCTTCAGCCCGGCGGTCGCTTCCGCAACGGCCTTTTCGACAAGGGCCTTTACGAGCGGGTCATTCGGGTCAACCGGCTTCGCGCCGCCGCCCTGTCCGCCGCCGTCACCTTGCCCGCCTTCGCCATCGAATGCCACCGGGCGCGATTTGGGCTTGCCGTCAGCAAACGCCGTCGCCATCGCCCAGCGTGGCGCGAACATACTGCCGTTAAGAAGAGTCGTCTGGGTATTCAAGTGAACCTCCGGTTCTTCGGAATATCGGCCCCGCCGATATGAAAAAGGCCACGCTTGGATGAACCGAGCGCGGCCTAAATGAGACTTTCTCATATGGCGTCGCAAGGATCATCCGTCTATTCGGACCTCTGCCGCCATTTTATACTACATCACGCCGTTTTCAACAGCCGATCCACAAGAGATTGAAGAAAGTCAATGAGTTTTCTTCATAATCCCAGCGTTTTCTTCTCACGAGAAGCGTGGAATGCCTGTGCTGAAATCAATAACGCGCCCATCGGCCAAGTTGATCGTGGTCACTGCCTCGGGCCGTCCGCCGACCAGAACGCACCATGAGGCGTTTTCGCCCCGAATAGTCGCCGCGCTCTGCGACAGTTCCATAAGCATCATTGCGCGCGTTTTCTCGCCAGGGGCGACGTTGATGCTGACAGCGCAAAGGCCACTGATGGGATTGCCGTCGCCATCGGTGATCGTGGTCCGCTCACCGTCCTCGGCG